CGTGTGCCCCGTCCTACCGGGCCGGTAGCACCCGGCATGGACATCGCACTCCCGCTCGGGCCGCCCATCCCGGAGAACGGCGCCGAGGCCTTTCGGGTCCAGCACAGCCGCCTCCGCCGGCGGATCCTGTACTCGCAGCACAAGAACGACGTGAAGAAGCGTCTGGTGCAGTCCGTGGGCAGCAAGCGGGCGGAGAAGTGGGGCATGGACCCCGACATGACCAGCAACCCGGCATGGACGGTCTGCACCCAGCTGGCCGCGCTGTACCGCAAGGCCCCGGACGTGATGGCACCCAAGGGCGGAGACGACGCCGCGGCCGCCATCGCTGAGGCCGGCTTCTGGCAGCTTGCCCAGCGCAACCAGCGGGACACCATCGGGCTCAACAACATGCTGGTGCGCGTCGACATCGACGAGGACGACGGACCGGCCTTCCAGCTTGCCCACCCCGACCTGGTCGAGGTGAAGGCCCACCCCCTGCGCCCCTCGAAGCTGCTGCAGGTGAAGCACTGGGTTCAGGACCCCCGGGACGCGGAGAAGTGGGTCCGCCTCGAGGTCGAGCCCGCCAAGCGCCGCTACCAGGCCTTCGACGAGGACGGCGCCGAGGTCACCCGCGAGGTCCTCGAGGGCGACTCGTTCTCGGGCGAGAGCTACCCCTGGATGGTCGAGGGCAACGCGGTCATGCCCTACGTCAGCTACCGGGCTGCGGAGACGGGCTACGCGCTCGACCCCTACACCGGGTCCGAGGTCTTCGAGGGCGCCCTGCAGCTGGGCGTCTACTACAGCTTCTTCGGACACATCCTGCGCAACGCCGCCTGGGCGCAGCGCTGGGCCCTGGGCGTCGAGCCCCTCGGCGCCAGCACCTCGGCCGACGGCAAGCGCTCCGAGGTGACGGCCGACCCCGCCACCCTGCTGCTCTTCAAGCTCCTTGAGGGCTTCGAGGGTCAGCCGACCATGGGGCAGTTCAACACCCCCGTGGACCCTGACCAGGTCCTGAAGGCCGTCGAGCGCTACGAGCGCCGCCTGGTCGACATGGCCCTCGGCGCTGTCGGGGTCTCCCGGCGGGAGAGCGACGTCCGAAGCGCGATGAGCCTGGCCGTGAGCCGCGAGGCCCAGCGCGAGGCCCAGGCCAGCTACGAGCCGATGTTCCGCCGGTCGGACCTGCAGCTGCTGCGCCTGGTCTCCGGCCTCATGGGCGGGCCCACCGCGGGCTGGCGCATCAACTACTTCTCCATCCCGAAGGACGCGGCGGAGATCCGCGCCGAGATGGAGCAGATGGCTGGGCTCATCGAGTCCGGGCTGATGAGCCGGGTCGAGGCCTACCAGAAGCTGCACCCCGGGCTCACCCGCGAAGAGGCTCAGGCCGCCCTGGCGCTCATCGAGTCGGACAACCGGCAGGCCGCCTGAGCCTCGGTAGGACTGGACGCCAACCAAGGACGTGACCATGCGCACCCAGCTCGCCCAGCTCCGGGCTCAGGGGCTGCCCGCAGCCCTGGCCCTGCTCGCCCTCACGGGCTCCGCCTACACCTGCTTCGAGGGTGACGACGACCCGCCTGGTGGCGGTGGTGGCGGCGGTGGCGGCGGTGGCGGCGGGAAGACCGTCGACTATGAGACCTATCAGCGCGTAGTCGCTGCGAAGCAGGGCCTCGAAACCCAGGTGGGCCAGCTCAAGACCCAGGTCAGCGACCTGACCGAGCGGACCGCCAACTACGACACCCTGGCTGGCCAACTGCGCGAGGCCCAGGGCAAGGCCGAGGCCGCCGAGGGGCGCTACCGGCGCTACAAGGACGTCAGTTCCGCGCTGGGCACGACGGACCCGGACATCATCGAGACCTTCGAGAGCAAGTACGCCAAGCTCCCCGAGGAAGGCCGCGCCGAGCTTCCCGACTGGATCAAGGGCCTGAAGGAAAAGCCGGACGAGGCCCCGAGCTCGTTGCGCCCCTTCCTGGGCGACCTGAGTGGCGGCGGCGGCGGCGGTGACGGCAAGCCGAAGCCGAAGCCCCTGGGCGGCGGTGGTCAGCCCCCGGGCACCGGTGGCGGCATCGACGCCGAGACCCTGCGCCGGAAGACCGCCGAGGCCCAGCGCACCGGCAACTACGCCGAGCTCCGGAAGCTCCGGAAGCACTGGTCGCCGCAGAAGGACGCGTAGCGGCTGAAGTGGCTCGGTAGCACGGGAGCGGAAGGTCCCGGGTCGTCTCCGTAAACGGACGTAGGGCCAGCGTCTCCGCCCCCGGGTCGTCTCCGTGATCGGACGTAGGGCAGCGCACCCAGCCCCACGGAGCCGACATGGCCGACGAAGTCGTTCCTTCCGGAATTGGCGATCTCATCTCGGGCGAGGTGATGGCCGCCGAGTTCCTGCTGCTGCTCGCCGACCGCGACGACAGCCTGCTGAACCACCCCGCGCTGATGCACGCCACCGGCGTGAGCTCGACCAGCAACGTGGTCCGCGTGCCCCACCTGGGCCTCATGGGCTACGACACCCTGGCCGCGACCACGCCGGGCTCCGAGGTCGCGAACACCGCGCTGACCGACGGCTCGACGGACGTCACCATCGCCAGCCGCGCGAAGGTCTACACCTTCGACGACCTGGCCGCGTGGCTGACCGGCGACAGCGCCGCCAACGCCGTCCTGCTCGCCCAGGACGCGGTCATCAGCATCAGCCAGACGCTGATCAGCCTGATCGCCAACGTCACCGACGACTTCACCAGCACGGCCGGCAGCTCCGGCGTCGACGCCAGCTGGAACGACGTCATCGACGCCAAGACCACGCTGGGCGTGGCCAAGGCCCGCGGTGACATGCTCGGCGTCCTGCACCCCCAGCAGTGGGGTGACCTCGACAAGGACGCGATGAGCCTGGGCATCAACCCCGCTCAGTCCATGGGCGGCGTCATCATGCAGGGTCTCGGCTCCTACAAGGGCCGCTACATGGGCATCGACTTCTTCACCCACAGCGCGGTCCCCACGGCCGACGCCGGGGCGAACCGGGCCGGCGCCATCTTCACCCGCGGCGGTGTCGCCTGGGCCGATGCTCAGATGCGCCCCGAGGGAGACCCGAACATCGTCGAGCTCGGTCGAGGCCGCTTCGAGCGGGCCCGCAAGGGGACCTACCTGGCGACCAGCTGGATGACCTCGTTCCACGCTGGCGTGGCCAAGGCCATCGACGGCGCGGGCGTGACCCTGAAGACCGACGCCTGATCTCAGCTCTCGGGTGTCCTCGGGCGGCTTCGTGCCGGCCCCCACGTCCTTCGGACCGGAGCGGTCTGGGGACACCCGTCCGCCTCGGTAGCACGAGGCACAACCAAGGACGTGACCCATGGCGAAGGAACTGACCACCGGGCAGGCTGCGGGGGCGATGGAGCTCGTCACCCCCGAGTTCTCGACCCGCTCGACCGGCATCACCGAGCCCTTCCTGCCGGCGAATCCGCCGTTCCTTCTGGTCTTCGATCCGATGCGCTGGACGGTGATGCAGGGCCTGCTCATCCCCGGACTGATCACCGTCCCGCTCGAGCGCGGCGTCCAGAACGTCGACATGGGCAAGGACAAGAAGTACCGGATCGCTGCCCTCCGCGCGAAGATCGAGGACCAGGGCCGCCGGATCATTCCCTACGCCTGGGCCCCCAACGGGACCTCGTACATTCAGAAGGTGACCACCCGCCCCGAGGGGCGCCGGGACACCGCCGTCGCGCACATCAGCGTCTGGGAGAAGTACGAGCCCGGCAGCCGGGACACCTACCCGGACGAGAAGGCCTACGCCGAGTGGGCCGCCGGCCTGGTCGCGCCCGACAAGCTGCCCGCCTGCCCGCCCCACGTGGCCCGGCGGATGCTCGAGAAGGTCGAGGAGCGGCTCCGCGAGGAGCAGGCCAAGGCCGAGAAGGGCGGCGCGGGCTCCGGCTCCGCCAGCCTGCGCGCCAAGGCACTCGCTGAGGAGTTCGACGTCCTCAGCAAGGCGGCGTCGACCGGCTCGGGCGAGGGTGAGGCCTTCGTCCCGGACCTGGACGAGGATCCCGGCGAGTGAGCGAGAAGCCGTGGCCCCCGCGCTTCGACGACGAGGGCGGGACCCTGGACCCCGCCAGCTTCGTCGCCTTCGACGATGGCCGCTTCGAGCGCAGCACCGCCGGCGGTGAGCGGGAGATCGACCGCGAGGTCATCGAGAACAACACCCGCGACATCATCGAAAGCGGCGTGGCCCCGGACAAGGCCCGCCAGATGGCCGTGGACTCGATGCGCCGGGTGGATCGACAGCTCCGGAGCGAGGGCAAGCGCTGAGCCCTCGGTAGCACGGGCCGAGGTCTGCGGACCTCCGCCTGCTGTGGGCATGCCCGGCGACGACCAGCAGGAACGCTGACCCGGGCAAGCGAGGAGCTCCCATGTCCACGAACAGCAACCCGGTGCTGGGCGCCAACAACGGCGGCCGCGGCATCAAGGTGCCCTTTGTCCGCATCTCGGA